CCTTCGAGGATCCGGTTCGGGATGGTCAGCAGCCGCTGGACGAACCAGCTGTCCTTGCCGGGGACCTTGTCGTACAGGCCCTTGGCCAGATCGGTCAGCGACTTCGCGGGGTCCTTGAGGAAGTCGGTGACCCCGTTGAAGACATCGGTGGCCTTGTTCCCGATCGACTTGCCGGTCTTCTTCAGCCAGTCACCGAACCCGTCACCGACAGGCGGCAGGCCACCGTCGCGCAGCACCCGGCGCCGCCACTGGTAGATGGCCTGGTGGCCGCCGGCCGCGTCGACCTCGTCCGCGGTAAGGACGTGTTCTCCGTCGGAGAGCCGGGCGATGATGCTGTCGCTGGTCTTCGTGCCCCGCCCGCGGACCGCACCACCGGTGGCGAAGGCCGCGTTGATGTCGCTCTTGGTGTACCAGTCCCCGCTGGGCTCGGTGACATGGACATTGTTGGGCTTGATGTTGAACTTGTCGGCGAGCCAGTTGTAGCCCTTGAGGATGCCCTCGTTGAGCACGTAGTGCAGGAAGACCTTCACTACGGCGCCGAGGCTCTTACCGATGTTGCCCATTCGTTTGCCGAGCCATTCAACGAACTTGTCCCAGTACGGCTTGACGTGTTCGTCCCAGGCCCGGCCCAGCGGTTTGAAGACGTTGGTGACCAGCTTGTCCCAGACCGGCTTGATCCACTCGACGTAGATCGACCGGAACAGAGTGCCCATCGCCTTGAGGGCGATCAGGATGAGGCCGATCGCGACCTTGATGATGGCCGCGTTCACCTGGAACAAGACGCCGATCGCCTGGATGATCGGCTTCACGATCGCCCAGATGAACTTGAAGGCCGGGGTCAGGATCTGCACCAGCAGCCAGACGATTCCCCTGATCACTGGCGTAACGACCTTGTCCAGCAGCCAGAAGATGACGCCGCCGAGCGTGCCGACGACCTGCCCGATGTCCCGGAAGACCGGGGCGAACGCATCGGCCAGCGCGTGGACGGCGACCATGATCCCCTTGAAGGCGGGCAGGATTGCCTTGTCGTACAGATACACCGCCAGCTCACCGAGCTGAGTGAAGAACCCGCCGATGTTGCTGAAATACGGACGCAGACCGCTGACCAGCCCGGCGAAATACCCCTTCAGCAGGTTGAACACCGGCAAAACGCCGTCGAACCAGAACGCCTTCGCCGCATCAACCGTGTCAAGGAAAACCGGTTTCAGGGCGACGATCGCCTTCTTCACGAAATCGAAGGCGATAACCGCTCCGGTCTTGATCCCCTGCCAGACCGTGCTCAGGACCTGCCCAGCCGACTTGGAGCTGCCGGCCAGCGCCGCGAACGCCACCACCAGCGCCGCGATGCCGCCGGCGATCAGGCCGGGGATCTCGAGGCTGGCCACGGCGGTGGCGCCGGCGAACGCCGCGATCGCACCGGCCGCCGCGGCGATGCCGGCCACGATCGCGATCAGCGTCTTCTGGGGGATCTTGTTGATCCACTCGAAGAGCTTGGTGAAGATCCCCACGACGACGGTGCCGATCGGTGCGGCCGCGACGACGATCTTGACGATGGCCCTGATGAACTCGCCGAGGAACTTGCCGACCTGCGGCCAGCTCTCGCGGATGTAGCCGATCAGGCGCTGGAAGCCCTTGTTGGTATCCAGGCTTTCCGACCATTCCCGGAACCGTTTGGTCAGGTCGAGCAGACTGCCACTGACCTCGCCGGTGAGCGGAGTGAACCCGAGGAACAGGTTGGTCACACCGATCAGGACGTTCTCGAACATGTCGTACAGCAGCTGCAGGGTCGGCACCGCGGTCTTCGAGATGTAGCTGAAGAACTTGGTGAAGGTCGGACCCTTCAGCGTCTGCGCGAACTGGACGAAGGTGTCGCCCAGAGCCACCGCCACCCGGTTGACGAAGTCGAACAGCGGGGCCAGATTCTTGCGGGCATCCTTGCTGGTCTTGCCGAGCAGCGACTCCAGAGCCTTCTGGATGCCGGCCAGCACCGGGTCGGCAGCCGCGCGCAGCTGATAGAACACGTCCCGCAGCCCGAAGATGTACTTCGCGAAGCGCTGCGCGGTCGGCGACAACTTCTCCATCGCCGTGCGCAGGTTGTCCAGCTGGGCGCCGCCGGCGACCGAGTCGCGGTTAGTGGCGTTCTCCAGGGCTCGGCGGGCCGAGACCAGCGACTGCATCGCGGAGTACTCCGCGTAGGCCGCGTCCTTCTGCTGGTCGGCGGCGGCCGCGCGAGCATCGGCCACTTTCCGGTCCGCGTCGCGCAGCTTGCGGGATCCGTCCAGCTGGGTGCGGACGAGATCTTCCTGGGCCCGGGTAAGCGCCTGCTGGGCCGCGATCCGGGCCTCGTCGGCCTTGGCGATATCGGCCTTGGCCTTGGTGACCTGCTCTGACCCTTCGATGCCCAGCTTGTTCTGCTTGGCCTGTTCGTCGGAGAGTTCGGCGCCCTTGCGCTTGAGGTCCTCCAGCTGCAGCAGCCGCTGCTGGTAGGTGATGTCGGCCTGTTCGCGCTCCTCCTGGGTGGCGCGCGGGTTGGCCAGCAGCTTGTCCAGCTCCTCCTTGGCCTCCTTGATGTCCAAGGTGGCCTGGCGCTGGTCGAGCGAGTTGCCGCGGATCTGCGATGACAGGTCGGCCAGGGCGCGGCGCGCCTCGACATAGGCGTCGTTGAGCCGGTCCCGAGCCGTAATGTCGTTTTTGTTCGCTTCTGTCAGATCATGCTGGGCATCGCGAACTTTCTGCAGCGCGTCCTGGTTGGCCCGTGCCACGTCGACGACCGCATCGCGCTGGTCTTCGACGGCGTCCCGGATCGCCCGCTGAGCCTTGATCGCCGCCTCGGCGTTGCTGCGCCGGGTGTTGGCCAGCGCCATCTCCGCGGAGCGGATTTGATCATTGGCTGCGGCGACCTGGCTGCTCGAGCGAGCCAGCGAGACATTCGACTTCGCCTGGTTGTCGGCGTACTGGCTGAGCGCCTTGACGGCGTCGCCGATGCCGGAGAAGGCCAGCATCATCACGCCGATGCCGGAACCGGCGCCCAGCGCCGCGGTACCGATCGCGCCGATCGAGGCGGCCGCCGCCGCGGCCGCCGGCACCAGGGCAGTGCCGAGCGACGAGCCGAGCGCGATCAACGCGCCGAGCCGGCCCAGGTTCAGGCCCAGTTCCTGGGCCATACCCAGCAGACCGGCCCGCGCCGAGTCGGTGTCGACCTTGACCTCGGCCCTGTCTCCGTCGATCCGGTTGAGCAGCACGAGAATGCCGCCCAGCTCGGTCGCCGCCCGGGCCGCGTCGGCCCGGACCTCGATGTCGATCCGGTTGTTGTGGGCGATCGCCTGCAGCCGGCGGAACTCAGCCTCGACCTGGTCGGCGAAGCTTTCGACATCGACATCGACGCCGATCTTCAGATCGCCCAGGCTCTTGATCCGGGCGCGGATCGCCGCCATCTCCCGGTCGATGTTGTTGGCCTGCAGGTGCACCGGCAGGTCGACGATCTGGTCAGCGGCGTTACGCGTCTGCTGCTGCACCCGACCGGCGGTGCTCTGCCCGAAGGCGCGCTGCTGCTCGCGTAGCAGGTCGTCGTTGGCCTGCTTCGCCCGCTTACGCGCCTCCGCCAGGGCGGCGTCCCAGTCCTGGAGGAACTGGTCCTGCTGACGGCGCTGCCGCTTGTAGTCCTCGGCGATAGCTGCGTCATGCAGCTTGTTGAGGTCGTCTTGGGCCTTCTTCTGCCGCTTGTAGTTCTCGGCGATGGCCTCGTCGTAGAGCTTGTCGAGGTCGGCCTGCGCCTTCTTCTGGCGCTTGAAGTCCTCGGCGATCGCCGCCGCGTGATCACGCTGGAGGTCCTCACGGACCTTGCGCTCGCGGCGAGCCTGCTCGGCGATCGCGTCGTCCCAGGCCTTCAGATACGCCTTGGCGGCATCCTCGTTGGCCCGCTCCTCCTGGGTCTGGATGTCCCTGATGAACGCGACGGCCTGCTGGCGCGCCTTGTCGGTGGCGACCTTCAGCTCGAGGGTGCCGGCCCGCTCGGTGAACTGGTCGAGCAGGCCTTCCAGGTAGCCCAGCTCCCGCTTGAGGTCCTCGCCCGAGATCTTGGTGCCGATCTTCAGGTTCAGCGGGTTGTCGTGCGCGGTGACGACCTGGCCGATCGCCAGCTTCATCGCATCCTGGATGCGCTGCTTGATCGCCGCGATCTCGCGCTGCTCGCCCGACGAGCCCTGGCGGGTCAGCAGGTCGGGAAGCGCCCGGTCCATCGCCTTGAGCCGGGCCTGATAGGCGTCGCTGTAGGCGTCGCCGGCGGCGAACCCGCGCTTGCGGGCCGCCTCCACGATGTCCTTGACCGAGCCCAGTTCGCTGGCCGCGTTACCGGCGTTGGTGAACCGGCCGACCGCGTTCTTGCCCTGGGCGTCCTGCTGGGCCTTACGCAGCGCGTCGTAGGCGCGCTCGACCCGGGAGATGAAGTCCTTCTCGTCGAACCCCCGGCCAATGTCGACCTTCGACAGCGCCTCGAGTTCCTGGCGCAGCGGCTTGAGGACTCGGTCGGCCACGGGCAGGTTCGCCATCGCCGCGTTGACCCGCCGCAGCACGCCATCGGCGAAGGTCTTGCCCAGCACGCCGGCGGCCCGGTCGGTGTCCCGGTCGGCGCTGCGAGCGGCGTTCTGCATCGCCTTGCCGAGCTGGCTACCGAGAGACTTGTCCAGGCTTTTCGCGATATCCCTGGCACCCTTGGCCAGAAGGGACTCGACGTTCAAAAAGGATGGGACAACTTCTAGGTAGGCCGTGCCGGCGCTGTAGGCCATTACCCACCTCCTGGTTCGGGGTCGGGAGGTGGGTAATGGCGTCTAGGAGATCCGCGTCCGGGCGGCGCTGCGCTTACCGGCGGCGAGGTCGGCTGCGCTGACCACTGAACCGTCCGGCTGCGTGATCATGACCTTGGACAAGATCCGGTGATGCTGCCGGCGCGGGTCTCGTAGCTCGTCCGCGGCGGTCTTCGGCCGCGGCATCGGCGTGATCTTCGGTGGCTTGCCACCCTGCGCGGCGATCACGGCCTGGATCACCTCGCCCAGCCGGTCGACCAGCAAGGTGAGGACCTCCTGCTGCGGTGACCAGTCCCGCATCCGCACCGCCGGCCCCTTGGGCGCCGGCGATCGGACGGCCTGCTCCGCAAGCTCCTCGTCGAGGCTGACCGCCTCCACATAGCCGGAGTTGCGAGGCAGGTTGTCGATGCGCATCAGCAGGTAGCGCCAGCGCCGCTTACGCCACAGCTCGCCGAGGCTCTCGCCCCGGTCGGCGAGGTCGGCTTCTATCGGCCCTGCGTACCGTTCAAGGATCGCGCAGAGCCGCCGAGTTCCCCCAGGTCGGTCATTCCGAAGTGGGTCGTGTAGTCGGCCACCAGCTTCTTCATCTTGCCGATCGGCATGCGCAGGCTGAAGAAGCTGTCGCGCTGATCCGGGTCGAGCAGGACATGCAGCATCAGTCGAGGATTCTCCTGGCCGATGATCACGTCCTGGAAGTCCACGTCGTCGGGGTCGACCATGCGGAAGTACTGGCCCTCGTGCTGGAACCAGAACGGGTTCTCCGGCCGCTCCCGCTCATAGGCATCCAGGTTGCTGGCGAGCTTCACCCCCGGCGGCAACATCTCGATCTTCTTGGCGGCGCTGGCCAGCGGGGCCTCGGCGCGGCCTGCCAGTTCGCCAGCCAGAGCCTCCTCGGGCTCCGGGATGTGGTCGCTGGCGGTCATGGATTCGGTCATGCGGGTAGATCTCCTTGGGTGGGCAGAACAGGGACCGGGGCCCGCGCTGCGGAGGTAGCGGGGCCCCGGTGGTCTGGTGGCGCGCTCAGCTGCCGGCGGCGGCCTGGCTCTTCGCGTCCGCGGCCGCGCCGGCCGAGCCTGAACCGGACGACTTGGTGCTGCCGCTGCTGCCGGTGACGGACCCGCCTTCGGCGTAGGCGCGACCCGAGGTCGGGACGGCGTCCGACAGGCCGCTCACGTCGACCCTCTCGACGGTTTCGTCCTTGCGGGTGGGCGCGCCCTTCGAGCCTTTGAGTACCCAGCCGTTGGCGCGCAGGTTGGCGTGGTCGATCTCCCGGGCCGCGGTGCGCTCGAGGAGCCGCCCCCGCTCGCCGATCTTGACGTAGACGTTTTCGGCCTCGGCCACGGCCGGGCTCCTCTCGTGTCCAGGTGGGCTTGACAGGGAAAGACCCGGGGCGAATTGCCCACCCAAGCTGTTTCGCCCCGGGTCCGATCAGGGGTCAGGGCGCCTGCGTGATGGACATTTCGGTCAGGAGGTCCTTCCACCCAGGCCCGCCGAAGATCCACTCCGCATCCACGCCGGTGGTCGGGTCAGGCTCGGCCCGGAAAGTAAGGCTGTAGGTCACCGGGTCGTCGCCGTCGGCCATGGTCTGCTCCCCACGCTCGGTGATCTTCGCGTAGGGGAAGTACCGGCCCATGTAGATCTCGCCGGCCTCGGTCTCGTCGATGAACAGGCCCAGCACCCGGTAGTGGTAGTTCGCCGCGAACTCCGGCTTGGCGATGCGCAGCTCGCCAGTGGTCGCCGCGGCCTGGATGCCGGTCGTGTCGACCCCGATGTACAGGCCGAGGGAGAGCAACTTCGTCTCCTGCGCCGTCACCGTCATCGACAGCACATCGGAGGTCTGGTCGATGCGGGTCGGAGTCTGGGCGCCGAAGCTGGTCACCTCGGACTGCTCGGTCTCCCGGCCGTAGCCGACACCGTCCTTGGTGACATAACCCAGGTCCTCCCAGCCGGTGGGCAGAGTGACCAGGCTGGAGGCGGACGTGGAGGTGATCGCGGCCAGGTTTGTCACCGACGAGCTGGCGATGAACACCGACCCGGTGAGCGCCTTGCGGATCAGAGAGTTCTGCTTCTCTGCCCAGTCGGCATAAGTAGCCATATGCCCGGTTCCTTTCGTTGTCGAGGCATGAAGAGCCCCGGCAGTGCGGGGCGGGCGGTGGGTGGGCTGCTCACGCCACGCGGTAGCGGCGGGAGACGACGGTGTAGGCGGCCTCGAACCGGAAGATCCCGGGGGCCCACGGCGCTACTTCCTGCGGCGCCGAATCGCAGATGACCCGGTCGATCACGACGGCTTCCCAGTGCAGCCGGCCGGGCTCGAGGAACGCGGCGATGTCCTCGGCTGTCGCGTAGCCGCGGGCGTAGTCGTCGTCGAAGACGTCGACTGTCAAGCGCGCATAGTCATTGAGCCGGTCCCGTGGGCCGCCGGCCCGGGTGACCCGGATGAACGGCATCCGTCCGATCAGGTCATCCGGGGTGGCGACGCCGACCCGATCGAGCGCTGCGACCGCGCTGAGCAGGTAAGCAACGGTGGTGGCGGTGTCGGCGAAGCGCTCGGGCAATGTCCACCCCCACTGCTATGCTGTTTGGCATGCCTGAGAGATTCCGCAGTTCGGCCGCCCGTGACCTGGTCGTAGCCATCCGTGAAGCCGGCGGCACGGTGGAGCGCCGCGGGCAGGGCAAGCTGGTGGTCACTGGGCCGAAGGGGACGGTGACGATCGCCGAACCAGGGGGCGAGACTCGCCGGGACTTGCGGCGAGGCACTGCAGGTCAGGTGATCCTGAAGAAGACCGGCCTCGAGCTGGCCTAGTCGCTGCTGACCGCCTCGATCCACTGAAGGGTGCGGCGCAGCACCCGGTGGTCGGCGGTGAACCGAGATCCGTTGCCGCCGCCGACCTCGACGAGGATCGCGTGCCGGGAGTCGTTGACGACCCGGCCTGACCAGCGCGGCATCGGCTCGCCCTGCACGCGGTACGGGATGTCCGGCACCACCTGGACATCGGTGCGGAAGCTGGCTTGGTACTCGCCCTCGTCGTTCGGGGCGATCAGCTCGGCATAGAGGATCGCCTCGTGCACGATGCTGGAGACGGCATGTCGTAGTTCCGGGCCGACCGCGCAGCGGGCGATGCCGAGCTTGTCCGGCTCGAAGCCGTTGTAGTGGACGGTCTTGCCGTTCCAGGCCCCGGCGCCCTTGTAGAAGCGGGCGTTCTCGATCCCCACCGCGCATCCTCTCTGGACGCTGTCAGCCACCCGGCCACCGCTGGCCGCCCGGGTCGGCCCCAATCCGAACGACCTGACCGTTTTGACCGAGCTGAACGGGCGATCCGGCGAGATCGTCACGACCGTTAATCTGGCGCTCGTCTGATGAGCCGAAGGCCTGCTGGATGGCGGTCCGGCAGGAGAAGGGGGAGCGTTCGCGCTCCCCCTTCTCGGTTCAGCCGGTGACGCGGCGCAGCGCGATCTCGTAGCCCTCGCCGGCCCACAGCTTCGGGAAGCCGATCACCTCGTACGCCTGGCCGCGGACCACGACCTGGTCGCGGGAGCTGATCACCGGCGCGTCTTCGGGGACATACAAGGTGGCGTCCCCGACGACCTGGTGCGCCTGCGCATCGTTCTCGTCAGTGGCACCGGGCGCGAACAGGCACCCCTCGACGACCGTGTCGGCCTGCGGCCCGGCACTGATCTGCTGGTGGAAGGTGTCGAACCGGGCCGGGTAGCGAAACGCCACCGCTTCGGTGTTGCCGCCGAAGGCCATGTCAGTAGCCGCCCGGGCCGAACATCAAGCCCTGCCGCCAGTCCCGCGGCTCCGCGGCCGGCACCATCCCGCCGGTGATTCGAGTGCTGCCCATCTTGCCCCTTACTCCGCTGACCCCCGGCGGTACCAGCAGGCTGACCTCGGCCTCGGTGATCTGGAGCATGCCGCTGGCCGCATCGGGGTCGTATGCGCGGGAGAACGGACCGGTCGTCTCCGACCGCAGGCCGTTCGGGTTGCGCATCACCCGGGCCACCATGTTCAGTACGGCCAGCCCGACCGAGTCGCCTGGCACGGTTCCGGCCGCGATCCGGGTGTCGATGCCGGGATAGGTGTCGCGGATCAGCTGGCTGGCCCGCTTCAGCAGGGCCCGGGCGGTGGCCGCCCGGGCCTCCGACAGTCCGCCGTACAGGTCGGTGTATTCGCCGATGGTCGCCAGTGGCGCCGGCCCGTCGACGGCATCGAACCGCAGGTAGTAGCTCTCGGTGTTGGTGGCTGTCCCGGTGGCGGTGAACACCGCCTCGTACATGCCGGCATAGGGTCCGGTCAGGGTGACCGGGAACTGGCCGGTGGGATTGCCATCGGCCAGCTGCTCGGAGACGGTGACGTCCTCCAGCAGCACCACGGAGGTCGGCAGGTAGATCCAGCTCATCGTCACGGTGGCGCCGGGTGCGGTGCTGTAGGTCAGCTCCACCGCATCGCCGACGTCGGCGACACCGCTCATACCGTCCTCCTCACACTGCCGGGGGCGATGGTC